AAAACGGCATTAAGGTTTTGATCTATGGACCGGCTGGCGCTGGCAAGACGGTATTTTGTACCAGTGCCCCAGACGATGAAAAAACCTTAATCATTAGCGCCGAAGGTGGCTTGCTTTCAATCCAGGATAATGCCCTGGTTGATATTTGTGTGGTCACGTCAATTGATGATGTTTACGAAATATTCAACCACCTCAAGGGTGAACACCCATACCAATGGGTATGCCTAGATTCTATCAGCGAAATTGCCGAAGTCGTGCTAAACGCTGAAAAGTCAAAAACCAAAGACCCACGCCAGGCTTATGGTGCTTTGATCGACCAAATGACGGCGCTGATTCGATCATTCCGTGATCTGCCCACCAATGTTGTTATGACGGCCAAAATGGACCGGGTAAACGACGATCATGCCAATACTTTACTCTTTATGCCCTCGATGCCTGGCGCACGCCTGGCGCAATCGTTGGCCTATTTCTTTGATGAAGTTTTTTGCCTCCGCTTAACGAAAAACGCCGATGGTGTTATTGAGCGCAGTTTGCAAACTTCACGCGACATTCAGTATGAGGCCAAAGACCGTTCCGGCAAATTAGCCCCATACGAATATCCCACCCTGGCAAACATTGCCACAAAAATACGTAACTAAAAAAAGGTAGCTAAAATGCTAATTAATTTCGATGCAACAAATATTGATATCTCAGGTAACAAGGGTGATTTTGAGCCAATCCCAAAGGGCGAATATAACGCCATGGTGAGTAAAGTCGAGGAAAGGTTAACGCAGTCTGGCGTTAATATGTTGGTCCTAGAGTGTACAGTAATGGATGGTGAATTTGCCAACCGGAAAATTTGGTGGAATTTTCACCTAAATAATAAGAGTGAACAAGCTGTAAAAATATCCTCCGAAAACCTTTACATGTTAACCATTAACTGTGATCTACCCAAACCAATCGGAACTTTTGACGCGCTAACATTACAAGGAATACCATTTGTAATGGGTGTAAAGGTCATTCCACAAGGCGAATATCCAGCTAAAAATGAAGTAACACATACCAGAAGGATACAAAACCAACCGCCGACTGCACCAATGATGGGCCGACCCACGCCGCCACCTACGGCGACTGTTGCCACTCCACCCTGGTCATAATGTAATGGCGACCATACCACCAGCGCATAACAGCACCGTCGAGGCGATTTATCGCCATTATGAGACAAGCCATGTTGAATCAAGTCGCGCACATTTAGGCGCATCCATGATCGGCCGCGAGTGCAACCGGGCGCTGTGGTATGGTTTTCGTTGGGCCACCGTGCCCAACTTCCCTGGGCGCGTGCTGCGGTTATTTAAGCGCGGCCACGACGAAGAATCTTTTTTCATAACGGATTTGATTAAATCTGGCGCCCAAGTATGGTCAGAAGACGCAACCACTGGCAAGCAATATGGCTGCTCGTTTCACGGCGGCCACTTTGCCGGGTCTAGTGACGGCGTGGCAAAGGGTCTGCTCGAATCACCCGACGAGCCACATTTATTAGAGTTTAAAACCCACAACCACAAATCGTTTGCGCTGCTAAAAAAACAAGGCGTGCGCGAATCAAAGCCCGAACATTACGCACAAATGCAGGTTTATATGCACGGCCTGGATTTAAAACACGCAATGTATATGGCAGTAAGCAAAGACACTGACGAACTTTTTACCGAATTTTTTGATTATAACCAGGACGATGCTTTGGCCCTGGTTGAAAAGGCACGAAACATTATTGCAACTGACGAACCGCCACCAGGTATAAGCACCAGGGCCGAGTTTTTCAAGTGTAAATTCTGCGACCATCAAGACGTTTGCCACCGGGGCGAATTACCCCAGGTGAATTGCCGAACCTGTATTCATGCTCAAGTTGATATTCACCAGGGCGGTTGGAATTGTGTTCTAAACGACAAACCAATCAGCACTGACGAACAACGCCTGGGGTGCGAAAAACACTTATATAACCATCACCTGGTCCCACATCAAATGGTTGATATGGATGCTCCAGGTAATTGGGTTAGATATAAAACCATTGATGGGGTGGAGTTTTACAATTCCCAAATCAATGGCCCTGGTCATTACACCAGTTCAGAAATTAAAAGCGCCCCTGCACTTTTGGGCGACCCTGGCGCGGATAGTTTACGCGCTGCATTCAATGGAAAATTTGTCGAGGACAACTAATGCAAAACAATAAATTCAAAGTGGTCAAAATTAAAAATGAAAATATCGTCATTTCGATATTAACCACAAAATTAACCTGGACGGTGTTAACCACAGTTAAAAACTGGTCCAGTGTTACCAGGGCAATCGAGGGTTTTAATTATGAAAATTAGAGCGCCACGAACCGTTTGGACCCAGGACGAAATCGATTTTGTTGTGGGAAATTATCATTTAAAAACCGTTCGAGTGATCGCAGAAGAATTAAACCGATCAATCCAGGGCGTAATGTGCAAAGCCAAATATTTGGGCATTTCTGATTTGACCATGCAAAAACTTTTACGCCAGGGATTAAGGGCAGAAGCACTAGCGTTAAGCAAGCCTGGCGCTAAATATTGTCCATTTTTAACAACCCGATTTGGCCATGAAACGCCTGGGCATTTCAACCGATTTGGGTCTTTAAAATGATGCAATTACGCGACTATCAAAACGAAAGTATCGATGCTTTGTATGATTATTTTACTAAAAATAAGACCGGGCACCCTATCCTGGTTTTGCCTACCGCTGCCGGAAAATCGGTCATTGCCGGGGAGTTTATTAGGGGCCTTGTGGCAAAGTGGCCAGGACAAAGGGTGCTAGTTTTAACCCATGTAAAAGAACTCATTTCACAAAACCACGAAAAACTAATTACACTTTGGCCAGACGCGCCAGCGGGTATTTATTCAGCGGGTTTGAACCGTCGAGACACTACGAATAATATTATTTTCGCTGGCATTCAATCAGTGCATAAACGTGCATCTGAATTAGGACGTTTTAATTTAATATTGATTGACGAATGCCACCTGGTACCTGGTACTGGAATGGGAATGTATTTGCGTTTCCTGGAAGCAATGACCGTGATTAATCCAGGTATAAGAGTAATCGGTTTGACGGCGACACCCTATCGCCTTACCTCCGGTTCGCTTATTGAGGGTAAAGACCGGTTGTTTACTGATATTGCATATGATGTTGATGTTATGCGCCTGGTAAACCAAGGTTATTTATCCCCCCTGGTGGCAAAGCAAATGGACAACGAACTGGACCTATCAAGCATCCATACCAGGGCGGGTGATTTTAAGGCTGACGAACTGCACGCACTGACAGACAACGACGCCCTGGCGCGCCAGGTATTAATTGAAATATTAGCATATGGTGCCCAACGCAAAAGCTGGTTAATATTTTGTTCCGGCGTAAATCACGCGCTTAAAATGGCCGAAATAATAGCAGAGCAAGGCATAACGACGGCCACCATTACGGGAGCAACACCCGCCGACGTACGCGATACCATCCTGGAGCGATTCAAATCCGGGGATATTCAATGCTTGACCAACTGTGACGTTTTAACCACCGGGTTTGATGCACCAATTACCGATATGTTGGTGTTTCTGCGACCCACCCAAAGCCCAGGGCTGTATGTACAGATGTGCGGCCGTGGCATGCGTCTGTCTGAAAACAAAAAAGATTGCCTGGTCCTAGACTTTGGAGGCAATACTCAGCGCCATGGACCGATTAATGCAATTCAGCCCGTAATTAAAAAATCATTACACGGCAAAAAAACTCAGGCACCGACCAAAACGTGCCCGGATTGTAAAACGATAATGTCGATTTCGTTTACCCAGTGCCCGGATTGTCACCATAAATTCTTGCGTGATATTAACCACGACCACACGGCCAGCACGGCCGCTTTATTGGTGGACCTGGCACAATCTAAAAAAGTGGGTAACGAGTGGTACGACGTAAATCATATTCACCTGGCACGGCATAGAAAAATTGGCAAGCCGGATTCCGTAAGGGTCACTTATGAAACAGATTCCGGGACGTTCTCGACCTACGTTTGCCCTGACCATCCGGGATATGCCGCTGAGAAAGCGACCGAATGGATACAGGCACATTTACCCGACCTGGAGGATACGACCACCAATGCAATATTGGACCACCAGGACCAGGTATCCGTGCCCTATTCAATTCGCGTCAAAAAGCATGGGCACTATCCTAACGTTAATAGGTATGATTTTGAAGAACGTCGCCAAGACCTCTCCCATTTTGACTAATTTTGCTATTGAGAACTAACATTATGAATAATAAATTGATAACAATTTCTGAGTATTTAAAGACACGTTTTGAGCCTGGTTCTGCGCCTAGTGTATACACCGTAAGACGATGGATTTTGTCTGGCAAACTGGAAGCGGTAAAGATGGGTCGGGAATACTATATTGTTAATGGAAACGATGTAAGCTATTCTTACCAATCACCACACGATAATTTGGTAAATCGCGTGCTTAATAGTTAAGGGAAAAATAGTATGCGCTATCGGGAAACAAAGGCCACGCAAAGGTTGCCAGTTAATTTGTATGAAACCACCAACGGCAAGGGAACTGGCGCCGTCTATTATCGCTATAAACACCCGACGACAAAAAAGTTTCATGGCATGGGAAAAGATAAAGTCAAAGCCATAAATGCTGCTATATCGTTAAATGATAAACTTATTGGCGTTACTTCCCTGGTGGATTCTATTTTGCATCCTTCAACAAGCGTTACCTCATTATGCGATAGTTACCTGGCTTACAAAGCCAACTTGAGTGGCAAAAAGGTTTTGGCAAAATCCACCATCAATGAAATACGCGGCGCTCATAAAAAGATTAAAGCGTATTTTAATGGGTGGAATTGTCGCCAG